ACCTGTATCAATAATGAAAAATAAAAATAAAAACAGTCAATCTACTGTAAATAATAAAAAGATTGTAAATAAGCGTAAAACCGCCACTAAAAATATAAAAAATAAGCCACGTAGTTCGTCTAGTTCTCTTCAGTCACCAATGAAACTTGCCAATGATTTTTCAAAGTCCTTGAAGCGTCCCTTTTCTCCAACAACCTTAGGATGTCGTGTTCCAGATTTATTCTCGTTTCCAACCGCTACTTATCACTTGCATGGTACCTGCGTAATTGGCACTACGAGCGGTAGTACATCTGGATCCACTATGTTCCTACCAAATCCTTTCTTCTCCGCAGTTGATATTGGTGCAATTGGTGGAAGTTCCGCGTGTCTCACTACTTCTATGGTCGCATTTGCATCAAATATATATGCATATGGTGCATCTAGCACGTTGAATTCCTTTTTGACAGATTATAGAGTGGTATCATGGGGCATCAAGATATCTAATTTGCAGCCGGAACTATCTGCCACTGGACGGATTATTGTCTATACCGTACCATGTGGTGATGAAGTTCCACCACTCGCGACCTTGACCAACATCAACCTTGGAGCTAGTTTCTTGCCACCAGTGTGTGGCGGAGATGCATCGACTCTAAACAGTAGTGCTGTTCTTAATCTTCCCTCAGCCTTTGAATTGGCAGCACAAGATTTGTTGCATGGAGATTTGGAAATCGCTGGCTCATACGTATCGCCACGATATTTTGATTTCAAGAACACCACTTCCGTGTACACTTCCGGTGGCAACAATTTTGTTGATGGTGTGACAGTATCAAACACTACCGGCGTTGTTTCCGCCGGAGGCAGTGGATTCAAGGATCCTACACGTATGGTCGGAGGGTGCGGCATCGGAATATACTTTGAAGGGGTACCTGTATCAACAAAAGCATTTCAAGTCGAGTATATATACCATCTTGAAGGCTCACCGATGCTCCCTTCTACTGCCACATCACCTACACCCTCCAACCAAGTGGCTTCCGTAGTCGGCAGCACGTCCATTGTCGAGGCAGCAATCTCCACCACGTCAGGAACTAATGCCTTCAGTTGGATACAGAAGGGCGCTGACTTTTTGAATAGTGCCTTTGAGACTGGCAAGAAATTTATGAATAGCCCCCTTGGCTCCGCCTTAACGAGCGCAGCATGGGCGCTGTTATAATAAATGGACTATTCTGAACCTGTGTTTATAATATCAATAGTGTCAGTTTGTTTTGGTATTCTTAGTTTTGTAGCGCACTATATATTCCACTTCGATAATATTGTACATATTGATAATTATGAACATATCGAACCCTGTACTTCTGATGAGACAGTGGTTCAAGTCGCCCCTACGGCAATCTAACGATTAGCAGTAGGGATCCGGGGGACCGGATTCAGCAAATATCCTCGGCTGGGAAGCTAGGAAATATCGAGCGTTGGTACTTTCCACCTCATTTTGAGTCACTGATCACGTTTACATAACGAGAACTAAGCCGGTAATCAACTGGCAGCCACTGTGGCTGGGATAACCCAAACACTTAAAGGAGCCTGTACCAACAGGTAGTACGGATAGGATAGAATCCACACGCAGTACTGTAGTCTAGCTGGGTGTTCCTCGCACCCATTGAATTAGAGGTATCCTCGTGGGGAGAAAAACTTGTAGTGTCGCCCATGTCAAATATAGCACATTTTAGAGAAGTAGGAGATGTATATAAGTTTTTAGAGATAAGTCGTAGAGCCACCATAGATGATATACAAATTAGATATAGAATACTAGCTAGACTATTCCACACAGATCGTCACCCTGATAGAAAACAGGATATGCAACGTCTTAACGCGGCAAAAGACATCCTGAAAGACACTCGACTCAGGGCAGCGTATGATGTTTGGTTGGATAAACAACCACAAGAAGAACCACAACATCGACGCCGACGAAGACGCCGTCGTCGTGATACCGACACCGCTACCAATATGTCGGATGATTCATCGCACACGACAGCATCGGAGCATCCAGGTGGTCCATACACACCAGCTCCACGACGTCCCAGGGCAGGGAACCCGAGACGTGAACCTGGTCCGCATTTTTCATTTTTTGATGCGAGTCAGGAGGATCCCCCCGGTGCCTCATGGGAGGACCAAAATTCTCAGGGATCAACTGGAAACAATCCACCACGCGATCCACCAGAACCAACCCCTGAGAATCGGGATCATAGAGAGGAACCAGCCAATGATCCTCCAAGTGCGCCAGACAGAGATTCTGCGCCAAACGGGTTCCCAGTACCTGACGACGACGATCCATGGAGAGACGTTGAGTCAGACGACGAACTGGGAACCGAGCGACCACGTGCCGCACACGCACATCATGATGCCGGAGGCAGTTCTCAAGATTCCGGAAGAACTCCATGTCCACCTTCGCCGTTAGGTTGCTCAGCCCCCGATCCACCGGAATCTGATCATACACCCGCAGCACAAGACCGTCCATTACGTCGCGTTAACATTCTTACATCTAGAATTAGAAACGAACCATGGACAGGTTACACGGGCTGGTTTTTACGCGCTACTAGAATCGAGGATTGTGTCGATTCTATATCACGTACATATCGTGATTGGTTCACCGTCCAACCGGCAACACCTGAATTCCTGCTCCCAACAGGTGGTGTTAATGCCATGTTCCCTGATAATAATTTAACAAACCAGCTTAAGTTCTACACAAGCGTGCTCGTAGACGATGATATCGTTCAATGGGCGCGTGCCACTTACGCAGGCGTTAACTTAGATCACGGAATACAAGGATGGGTTCACCAGTGTGTTGCGTCCTTCCCATCAGTTCCCCATGATACTAGGGTTAGTTCCCTAGTGCGAGCCTATCAGTTGTTACAGCATGACATGAGTTTCATCAGATCATGCAATGCAGCACCTCATAGGCCCGTTCATGGGGTGTTAAACTGATACCGCACGGTGTCTTCTCGGTCGGCGTAATGCGTGTCATTTCAGTCCAATGTAACATTTCTGGGGACTATGTTTACAATGGACTATTTGAAACGCGTCGACCTGATGACATCGTGCATTTGCAGCAGTTATCCGTTCCAATAAGTTGGGATCACTGCCGAAAGACGTACAAAACTTATTTTGGGCCCTCTTTCCAACACGCCGGCGTGGTTTATGGGAGTTCATCGAACAACTCTGGTAAGATGTTGTATCGTGCAGGAACTTGTCGCGGTAGTTTGTTAGAGGATAAGGCAATGTGGGCATACCAGAGTTCACATTTTGCCAAACCACTCGGAAAGCACTGGATCGAGATTAAGCAGCGTATTTTAGCTATCACAGCAGGAGTTGAAGTTTCCTCTGCGATAATTGACTACGCCCAGCGGATTCATCCAAAACGTGCTCTTAGAGTGAGAGCGTTGTTCGATATCATTGATTCCGGCAATATACATGTATTTGATAAGTATATGCGCAATATTACCGGTAAAATGAAAATGCTCGAGTATGCCAAACCTGGCAAACCTGGGCGTATTATTGGCGACTACACATGTCCAGCATCACTTCTCGGTGGCTGGATCTTTGAAAAGATAAAAGAAAGCATGGTGCATGAGTTTAACATTGGACGCATCAGATGTAGGTTTGTAAAATCACCAAACCTGCAGGTCCTTGATCAGGTTTTTCATGATCTTGTTAACTCTTACGAACCGGTTCTTGTATTCTTTAGCGATGATGCATGTTTCGCTGTCACAGTCGATGGGACACGATACATGTATAACCTTGACATCAGTAAGTGTGATGCCAGTCATGGCGAGTGCGTTTTCAATCGATTATCCCAGATTGTTGAGGATAAGACTTGGAAAATCGTCATCGACAAAAGCATTGAACAATGTCGTAGGTGGATCGATGTGTTTTCACCGAAGGACAACGATATGGGTCGAAGGAAAAAGAAGATGTTCTCATACCGTAAACACGGATGTCCCTTCCTATCGTCTGGATGGACTGGGACAACAGCAATAAACAATGTCGCCATCATTAGTATTGCCGAGAATATCGACTCTTGCCTTCCTTCCATGAAAGGTGACAATATCCAAGAATTGCTGGTTAAAGCAGCATCGTTCGCTGGGTATTTGATCACATGCGAACATTGTACGACTTATCCTCATTTGCAATTCCTTAAACATTCACCTGTCATGTCCGAAGATGGACGGTTGACGGCTATGCTGAATCTAGGAGTTGTTTTCAGGACGTTAGGACAATGTGATGGTGATCTACCCGGTTCTGGTGATATTTCCTCTCGCGGTGAACTCTTTAATGCAGCAGTATTGAAAGGCATGTGTCATATGGGTGACCATGCCATTCATGATGCACTCATGAAGAGGTTTCCACATAATGTAGACCCGCGATACACGTATTTCACTCAATCCATTATGAGTGAAGATGTACGCCCGCGCATTATGTTGCGGGACGTGATGGAACGTTACCAGATAGATTTGTCATCTATCGACGAGTTGTGTTTATTCATCTCGTCAGCTGTCGTTGGAGATAGGATTCATTCCCGCGCGACAGAGTCTTTCTTCAAGAAAGACTATGGACTATAAGTCCCCACTAACTGGCTTTCCAGATCCAGTTAGATACTGAGTGGTTGTAAGATTGGAAATGGC